CTGTAGTAAGCTTTGCAGACCCACTACGCGAATGCGTAAGTGAGACTTTTGAAATACCTATGGAAGATTTGGTTCATGTACCGGAAAAATACCAGTGGCGACAACTATTACAATTTTGCGGAAATCGGATGCGAGACAAAGACACTAATTTTTGGGTGGACAAGATGGGAGATCATCTCAACTCTTTTGACCCAGACCACAATCTTTGTATTGACGATATGCGTTACCCTAATGAGTTTGACCTTCTTAAACGTCTTGGATTTGAAATGGTCCATGTGGGGTCCAACCCTTCGATATCCGGAGCCGCCATTACCGCAGACGAGTCCAAAGACTCCAGCGAAGCCCACTGGAGAGACTTCATGCCAGATTACTATGTTCCATGGAGACAGCACAAATCCATGCGGGTACACCTAATGTTAACAATACGAGATAACAAAGCAGGAATAAAAGACAAACATAATAGGGTAAGCAGTTAAAGGAAGCATATGAACGCAAACGAGATGGTTTTTCAGGATATGCCAAAAGAGGAGAATACCGATTTTATTTGGGGTGACTTTATACCAGAAAAAACTGTTGACGATTTTGTCGAATTTATAGCAGAGTACGGGTTTATGTTTTATAACCGAGAAGGATTCACTATGCGAGGAATGCAAAAAGAGGACAAAGACTCTACTGATATTATTTTAAGCACTACTATAACACATTTTGCTACGATTGCTTTTTTCAATAACCTTCAAGACGTACTAAATAAGTATGTGGAAAAGTTCCCTTGGTGCGCTGCATATGGTAGATTTCGTATCAGTCCCCATTATAATCATCAATCATATCCTCTTAACGGCGGATATAAAACTTGGCATACTGAACGCTCTGATGCAAGTCCTGAAGTAGGCAATAGACTCTTTGCATGGATGACCTACTTAAATGACGTCCCGGACGGGGGAACCGAATGGTTTCATCAAAGCTTGTACGTTCCTGCACAAAAAGGCTATACGGTCATTTGGCCCGCAGACTGGACACACACCCATAGAGGCCGCCCATCTCCTACTACGGAAAAACAAATCCTGACCGGCTGGTTTGAATTTCAATAATGTGCTATACTAGTGCCAATGGTAGAAAAAACACTTATTGTGATTGGCCTCCTCATGTTCCTCCACTTCATTTTGTATAGGTACATAAAGAGCAACTAGAAAGGAATCAGTGTGTGGTTACACATCCCCCGCAAACATATATCAGTATCGCATCTGGAGTCGGAGGACTTGATTTGGCGGTTACGTCTGGGAGTTCTGGAACGACTCATCCCGTCTGTTACATTGAAAACGAAATCACTGCAGCGGCAATATTGGCGGCGCGTATGGAAGACGGAGCATTGGCTGAAGCACCTATTTGGTCTGACCTTAAAACCTTCGATTATGGAAGCTGGAGCGGCCTCGTGGATGGCATCGTTGCAGGATTCCCGTGCCAGCCATATAGTATCTCAGGAAACAGAAGTGGGGAACACCACTCAGAATACGTTTGGCCCTCTCTCCGAGATGGAATTAGATCTACCAATCCAGCATGGGTATTTCTTGAAAACGTCAGTGGTCTCCTTGGATTCGGAGGATACGAAATCTTTAGAGACCTTCAAGAAATGGGTTACGACGTTTCGGCAACACTCCTATCGGCGGAGGAGGTCGGCGCGTCGCATCGTAGAGTCCGACTCTTTATTTTGGCAAACTCCAACAGCAAGCGAGAAGCGTCAGACAGGCAGATCTGGGGATCGTCAGTCGCTTACGAGCCAAGCCATGGATTTGTCGAACAACTTGCCCAAGGACCTGGGGAGTACGATGGAGATTTACTCACTCCATCCGAATTTCGTGGAGGACATTATGGGACTCCCGACGGACTGGACATCACTCCAAAAGACCGATCCCACCTCCTTGGAAACTCCGTAGTCCCTCTACAAGCAGCCGTAGCATGGAGACTACTATGGCACAACTATGCCAGTACTAGAAAATAATTCAAATTTCTTTATCTGTCGGCCTATAGTTTTCTCTTCTTCTCTCTTTCCCTTTGTACCCCACGTAGGTTACCTATGTATCTCTTCTCGCACACACATCACATACCTCTGCTTAATTATTATTAGTACATACATATAAATATTATTAGCATGTACATACAATACCCGTATGCCTACGCGTTCAAATCCCGGGTGGCTCACCTAATAAATTCCTGACCTATCCACTCAACATTACAGGCGCGCTCGCCTACCTAGTAACTCAAATCAATTTCTAAAAATTCTATGCAAACTTATACATAGCTATATACACACACGGATCCAGTCTATAGATTTATAGAGGTAGTCAGGAACTCAGCAAGTAAAAAGAAAAATTCTTAACCTGCTGAAATAAAAAGAAAGGAACTTAATTAGAATTGACCTTCAACAGGTTATTCTAAACGTTGAGAGCGATCCGTTTTTCTTTGCTAAGGCAACTAAAGCGGGTAAAATCTTTAAGGTTGACCATGTCGACATGATGCTATCAGACTTTACCGGAATTATTTCCGCAGTAAATGATGAGACTCCATCAGGTTACACACGAGTGAATTACATTAAAGATGGTGCTAATCTCGGAGGGTTCGACATTCGCAAGAGTGTCAAAGGATCAAGCGAGACTGTTAAATTTAACAAGGCGCACATCTTGAATGCACTTCGTGACTGGTCAGAGTCTGGCGAAGGGTTACTATTACCCGATGCTAAATTCAAAACTTTAACTAAGGCAGAAACTGCCAAGGTTGAGGACCTAGAAGCACAGCTCAAAGCGCTCCGAGGATAGACCTGAACTCTACAGGGTGGCGACCATCGGCACTGGCGGACTCATAGCCAACAAGTGAGAGACTAGAGAACCTGAGACGCGAGGAGCCCTGACTCCTCAACTCTCAGCACTAACTAAGCATACCCAGGATTCAACAATTAGATACCCTGGTATTAAACAATGGAGAACTAAATGGATTTACTCGAGCGGTACAGACAATATAAGTTTAAGAAGTGGAGTATTAAAGCACTGCCTAACCTTAACAAAATGGCAGGTGAGAACTTCGATACCTATGAGCAGTGGCAAGAGTGGTACATCAAGCAGAAATTCGTTGATAAGTTTTGGCGCATACATGTGGACCGAGGTACACACGTGCATCCTTGCGGAGCACCTGTTGACCGTCGTAGTCCTAAAGGTCACATACATATTGATGGACTGTGTAAAGGATACGACTACACGAGATAAGATGTAGGGGCGAAAGCCCCTCTTCTCTCTACCCTTACACATATTATTAGCACATACTAATAATTATTCTTAGCCTACCCTAATCTTTTCTTTATGCATACACTAACCTGGGAATTATACACACACTAACCTGTAAATTCTTCTCTTCTCTCCTTCTTTTCTCTCTACTATAGTACTACTATAGTTAAGCTATAGTAAAAATGAGACAGTGATATATAATATATATAATAATAATAATAATAATAATAAGTGTGGTGTTAGTGTAGTGGTGTGGTGTTGCTATAGTATGGTGGTATGTATTAATCCCACCCACCACCCTAGTATAGTATAGATATGTGTTAGTGTCAAGCCTATATGTTACCGGGATGTTGCTGTTATGTTACAATCATGTTAACTATGTGGTAGTTTTGTACAGAATTGCATAGATTTAGCGAGAATTACTCAGTATTTTTTATAAAGTATATAACATAGCATAGTTATGTGGTATAAGCTAGTGCTTTAAGTTGTATATTACAGGCACAAGTGGTACTTATATACCAGTAATCTTGATTAGTATTAGTCAGATATCTTTGTTGCTACCGCAACAAGAGAAGGCTTGTCGCACTTAACTGGTCGCCGTTCGCTTTAGGTCGTTGGCCGTAGGTATACTAACTTAATCAGTTAATGTATCTAAGTATTCAACGCAACTCGTTCATATTTAATAGCTATTAAACAAGTATTAAATTAGGAGGGGGGCTTGACAGCGAATGGTATAATGGTTGCAAGGCCATTAGGGCCGAGAATCATATAGGAAAGATTGGAGATATATTATATGAGTAAACATGACTGTGATAATTATAAGTGTAAGGCTTGTGATAAAGAATCTAAAGGGGGTGTACCTCCTAATGAACCTATACTATTCGAGTGGTATATACCTATGCTGCCAGTATATTGTAGTGGATGTGACAATACATTCTATAAGAAACATCCTCATAAACTAAGTGGTCGTGGACATATGTATGTTCATGATGGTATTAATCCTTTAATGTTTCGTAAAGCATTAGAGCAGTGGTCTGAAGCATGGCTTAAGTGGTTAGATAATGATAGTAAACCACGCTTTAAATCTAATAGGGGCGGTAAGTTCTTTAAGGATAAGGGTGGGTCTATAACTGAGGATGAGTACAACTCTCTATCTAATAGGGGTGCAAGTCGTACAGCTTTCATGAAGTATAATAGTAACACGGAGCTATACAATAAACCTATACTAAACCAGGCCCCTTATATTATACGGCGAGAGTATACTGATGGAACAGTTAAGGTTATACCGAAGTTCCCTGACTTTACAGCAGGAGACTTACTTAACTTCGTGTACTTCTATCTAGTAAAGCGAACGTATAACGGTGGTAAATCTTCAGACCAAGAGATATGGAATAAAGATTTTAAGGGTGAGGATATCCTAGAAGATATGGCAAACACTACTATCTTAGAGTTCTATGAGCGTACTGCTAAGGGTGTAGAGATTAAATCTTTACATGGTTTCATAGCTACACTGGCCGGTCAAGCATTAAGTAACTGGCGTAAAGATAGAGCGCAGCAAAAGCTTACAACTATACCGCACTCAGTACTAAGTGAGTATG